CAAGTTCAGTATTAACAGCAGTTAGGGCAGTTGAGATATCAGAATTACCAAGTTTATCATTCATCCTGCGCTGTAAACCCTTCACAGCCGCATATAAAACAACCAGATATTCATATTCATCTGGGAATACACTTATAGCACTATCACCATTAGCTACCGCTGGATATTGTACTTCTGAATATTTACACGACCCGCCATCTGGCAGTGCATTTAATTTATTGTTCTCAATATAAAACACAGGATCGGTAATAGATGCATATTGCATATCATATGGGTCAGATGCGCGACCTTTAAATAAAGCCTGTATTGGTCGGCAAGGTTGGTCAATATCACCATCATTCCTGAACACATGTAAAATCTTTCCCGTGTTTAATGTCTCCGCTTCACTTCCTACCGCCGCAGATGTAAATGTCTGCTGGGCCGACACCAGACTTAATTCCGGTTCCGGCATAAAGTTTATTATTTCCTTAGCCCCGTCTGTCAGCCAACTTGTTAGTGCAGTGTCATCACCGACAGAGCCAACCATATCTTCAATCTGTACTTTAAAAGTAGCCATTAGACACTCGCTATAAACAACTCAACATCTACTGCGTTTGTGCCAGAATCAACTATAATACTGGCTAAATCTTCAAAACTTGAAAACGCTGGGGATGTGTCTGTTTCGCCAAGCATAAAATCATCAGGTGTACCAAACATTAAACTACCACCCGCCGGTACTACAAACTGTGCATTATCACTTACACCTACCATCGCAACATTAACACTATTAGAACTATCTAAATTTGTTAATCGTATATATCGTACATCATTTACATCAAATGCTCCATCTGAAGTACTTACTGCCGCCGCAAAGGTGGCAATAGTTGTATCACCACTTGCTGGAACATTTACAATTCTTTTATATATTTCAGCTACACTGGCAATAGACTGGGTTCTTTTAGAACCATAATTCTGATTATTTAAAATAATCTCTTCTTCTATTTTAATTTTTAATGTACCGGCCATTATTTCTTCCTCTTCTTACTATACTTCTTTTTCTTCTTAGGCGGTCTCCCGCGTTTAGACCCATATGTTCCTTTACCTTGTGGCATTTCTACTTTCCTCTACTTCTTTAATATGTTCATCCATAGTTATGTTGCGAAATTCCATATCTGTTCTTTTACCTCTTTCAGTTCTCATCCACATGTTTGTACTAAACGTAACATCTGACGACCGCTTACCACAATTCCTGCAATAGAACCAATTATCAGGATTCGGATTAGAACAATTAACACAATTATCAGCCATAATAAGCTATTACTGATCCACTGTCTAATTCGATAGAAGCAAAATATCCATATATAGTTCCGCCTGCCGGTATCTTAAAGGTGGCTGGTACCGTACCAGACAACCAACTAACATCACATTCAGATGTATCTACAACAGAATCCTCTAGTCCCATAACCGCTACAAATGGGCCTGATATCGCATCAGTACCATCTATTATAATAGCGCCAGCTTGACCTAGCTGTGCATTTTGTGCTTCTGCAACTGTATAGTTACTTAAAGACTTTATACCACGTGCCATATTATCCTCCCGCCCTAAGGACTGGCTGTCCATGAATGGGCTTATTAACTGTTAAAAAACTTTATGAGGTTCGGGGTAGACCTTTTATTGATCTACCCCACAGTCCTCAAAAACTGCTAATCCTTATTTATTCGGATTATGAAGTTTGAATACCATTATTGATACTGCTAAAGGCCTCCATGACCCATTCGCCACCCCAAAACATTAAATTAACCCAATCGCCACGTTGTGCGGTTGTGTCTAAAATAACATTTGAGACTTGAGTACCTGCTGTAGAATTCGCGGCGTCACCACCTGCGTCTTTATTCACACCACTTACAATTGCACTGCCTGCGGCAATGGTAATATCAGCAGTCGGGGTTTCTTCCCAGACTATGAATTTGTAATATGTACCATCTTGCCCGGTAGCGGCTGTAGGTAATGTTATGGAATAAGCTCCATCAGCAGAGTCGCACATGAACACTTTACCACTATCATCTTCGTCTAGTGTCCGTGCGGCACTTATGAATTCAACTTTCCTCTTTAATGCAAAAGAGGAACCACTGTTTTCGTTTAAATAATCAGCTCTCATCGTTAACTCCTCTAACTAATTGCTTCAAAATTATACAACATATGAGACTCTGGCAGGGTAATCTCAAGACCAGCTTCGGTCAAGATCATATCTTTACGCAAATCTTCATCAGCTTGCTGTACGTTTGAAATAATGTGAGTGTCACGATTAAGCCCATTACCAACCAGAGGTCTGTAAGAAACCTTACTCATATCAACTAAGCACATGAAAGCGTTAGCAAGTCCTCTAAATAGAGGCTCTTTAACAACGCCAATTGATCCATGAACAGTATCAACTTTCATAATACTATGTCCAAAAGAACCACTGACTTTTTCATGAGAAATACCTAATTGATAACCAGCTGTATCAGTCGCTAATTGAAGCGACCCATCAAGGAATCCGCCAGAACCCATTTTATTAAACAGAGTGATCACTGGTAGACCTGCCAAAGCAAGTTTCTGTGATTCACCGCCACGTGCCGGATCCATTAGAACTTCCATGTCACTTAAAAATAAATCATAAGTGAACTCTGCGGAAGCAACAGTCCTGCTATAGGGTGAACCAGAAGAATAAGACAGTGCACTATTGTCAGCAGTCGGTGCCGCGTTGGCCGTAATATGACCTACGATACCTTCAGAATACTGAATCCCGCTGATACGTGCTCTTTGTCCAAATAACATTGCTCTTTCAATGTCAACCTTATGTTCTCTCAGTTTTTGATTCCAGACTCGTTGCCATTCATTGGCATATCCTCTGTAATTGGTAGCAATAGCTGTGTTTGTCAACTCAGCCGCTGTTTTGAAAATCTGGGTATAACCAAAATCATCATCAAGACTATCTGACCAGACATCAGGTGAACCAGTACCTTCTTCAAAAGAAGTACCAACAACCTGACATTTGTCATTGTCTGACATGATATTGTAACCAGAGCCAAAACTGGAATTAGGAAGAGCTACAATGCGGCCAGTAAAGACCGTTTCGCTTCCCTGATCAGCCGGAGCAGAATCAATTCTGACAGAGGCGTATGAAACACCTGCTGTAGAATCAAGGGTCTGCACAGCAAACACCATACCTTTTACAAGATAATCAACCGAACCACTGCTTCCGTTAGGGGTGTCAACCGTAAACTGGTAAGAACTACCTGCGCTTACAGCAGAACCGCCATTAACATTAGCGGCTAATAGGAATGTCCTACTCGTCCAATCAATCCGCGACCTGTTTTCCAGAAACCGGAATACAGGATCATTCGTTGGTGCTTTCGCTACTTTATTTAGATATACAAAGAACGGTGACTCCTCTGGAGATAATTCAGCAACACGATCACCAAAGTCATACAACCGTCGTTGATCTGGGGCTTGCCCCACACCAGCCGAGGTTGCGGCCGCAGTAATCGAGCTACTCTTTAGAGTTCCGCTAGTAATAGCCATTTTCTATCTCCGTGAGTTATTTCATTATTAAAATACCGTTTTATCCCCCACGTTCATTACACTTTCCCACATCTTATCATCATCTGATTTTGTCTGGGGCGGTGCACCTTGTATCGCGCCGGGGCTACGCGGAGCATTTCTAGCGGCGGTTACTGCCTGTGCTGTATCACTTGCCATGCCGCCTTTATTGACGTCACGGTATAGTTTTACAAGATTAGGCAAACCTACCTGTTCCTTCGGTTGTGTAACAAACTGCATAAAATTACTTACATCATCATCTGAGAATTTGTATGTATTACGTAATTCATTAACCGTGTTGTTGTAGGTCATTTGTTCCGCCATTTGACGCTCCTGCCTTTGCAATGCCTGACCCACAACTTGATTCGTAAGGTCTAATTCTTGTTTCTTACGAAATTCATATGATTGTGAACCCGGCTTGTAGTAGGCTTCCCAAGGGTTAAAGTCCTCTTCCGGCAGTGCTGGTTTAGATGGTTCACCATTTGCTGGCTTTCCGTTGATGTTGTTCTGTAATAGATCAACTAAGTCTGGGCGAGATTCAAGTAATTGCCCTAACGGTTCAAGCTGTTTAAGCTTACCGTTCTCAGCATAAGTTCGATCATACATTGATTGAAACTTCTTTGCCTCACCTTCCCAATCTATTGCTTGCTCAACAGCCTCTTCGGCCTGCAAAGCTTCACCATCTGCTTCATTAACAACCTGATCTATAACATCAGCTTGTCCTTCTTCACCACTGACGAATTCGGTAGTGGCCTCTGTCTGTGTAGTGTCCATTATGACTCCTTTTCTAGATGTCTCTAAGCTTTTGGAGTAGAACCGGGTTCCTGCATGGAACCAACCAATTTCTCCGCTTCGAGCTTCACCTCGTTTTGTAGTTTATTTAACTGAACCCTTCTATCAGCTTTGGCGTCTGATGCAATTTCCGACAATCGAGATTTAAATTTCTCAACCTCGACGCGCTTTCTATCATGCACAGACTCCCTCTGGGCAGTTTGGAGGTCACCCTCCAAATTCTTTATCTGTTCTTCCATAGCCTGAACCTGTTGCATTAACTGCTGACGTTCTTCAGTTCTACGGAGAATACCTTCTTTATCAAATATTTCTGGATTTTTCTTCAACACTTCATATTTATCTACAATACCAAGCTGAAATGCTTCCAGATAAACAGAAAGCTCGGCCCATTTGCTAGTCGGCAAGCTGGAGCCGGGTTCTATGCGAACATCATGCTGTGAAAGATTATGCTTATCTTTCTTCATATCTAAAACAGCACTTGTTGTATCATCATAGAAATTTGCCATTGCTTCTGTTAAATCATTATTGGCCTGTACCAGCCTAAAAATCTTTTTATATGTATAATGTCCTTTGCAAAAGTTGTACAACACCTTGCCAAGACGATTAATACTAAACTCAATGTCCCTTAGTTTTGACTTTGGTCTTTCCGTACCAAGTGCAATCAT